TAAAAGGGGTGTATCAATCAAAATTTTATCTTCTGGATACATATTTCGTTCGTCGTCCCAAGCGAAAAATTCTCCTTCATTGATAGGAAAATTAAAGGCTTTACGTAAAAAAGGAAAAAGAGTATCATTGATAAAATCTTTTGAGTTTTCTTTATCATTTTCTCTAACTTCATTTTGTTCGTCAGAATGTACTTGTGATTGACTTCGTGATGAGCCGTTGTCGGTTGTCATCGTTTGTCCTAAATACAGTTTTGAAATTAGCTCATTTGCTAATTTGATTTTCATCATAGGTACATTATGAAAATCCTGTCTTGAGGTTTCATGTAAAGTCAGTTTTGATTCACTTGGCAAAACAGCATACGCTGCACTTCCCATCTCTTCCAAAAACTGTCCTAATAAATTTCTTGTTTCAGGATCTTTAAAACCAGCCGTTTCTACTACTCTAATAAAAGTAGTCATTAACTGTTCGCCTTCGTCCCAAGCTGCCCAAGAGTGACGGCTTAAAATGTCCAGCATTGCTACTAAGTTTAGCAAACCAAAATTATCCACGTCATTACAGATATTCAATATATTCACTCCAGCTTCCTGTAATGTATCAATATTGATTCCTTCTGTATCATAAGTAGATAAAACAACTTCATTGTATTCTGGTCTTATGTGTCTTCTATCAATAGACTCTATAATAAAAGTGCCTTCCTTTTTGGGATTAGGAAAAAACTGTAAAACCGAATATCCATAACTAATAGATTCAGAATACTTTTCTAAAAACTTTCTAAACCAAGTGTGTTTTAATAATCTTGTTTTCTCTTCTAATTCATCGCCATTTTTATCTACAATTTTGAACGGATGATTAGAAAGGAAAAAAGCTCGTTTTTGCATAACAGCAAGTAAGTGAGCATTATTAGCAACTATATTATTATATACTTCCTGTAAACGGTCTCTACGTGGATAATAAACATCAAGTGCAGACCGACGAGCCGAAAGTACATCTGGAATTTCTTTACGAGCAACGCTTTCTGTCATTCTCTGTAATTCAGATTTAACAGATTTACTTTGCTTACTATTTTTGGCGAAAAAACGGTTTTGAACAGTCTCTAAAACTTTATTGAAAAAACCCTTTTTAAGCGTTTGTTTTTGTTGTCTATACATAATGTTATAAAAATATCAATCGTTTATTGTGCGACTTTTACGATACACGTAATAAAGCCTTGCTAGTAAGATTAGAAACGACTATCGTATTTAGTTTGCGACTTGCCTAAAAACTTAGCAGAAAGTTCAATTCCATCAATTATTTTGATAGGAAGATTAGTAAATAATGCTTCCACATCGTCATCTGGCAAACTAACCCTTTCCAAAAATTCCTTTGCTTCTTCGTAATCCTCAACTACGAATTTAGGAACTCGTGAAGGGGCTTCTACTTTCCACGCCTTAAAAGCTACTATTGAAACTAAGTGAGTTACTAATTCAGCATCACGTTCATTTCCACGTTTTGAGAAAATTTGATACAAATCAAATTTTCTACCTAACCTACCTTTTGCCATTTGGACTGCTGACATTTCCAATTCTTCTAAAGAATAGGCATCTAGTATAAGTCCTTTTATACGTTCGTTAAAGGCTTGGTTAAAATCGTCATCGTTTAGAAAAATCATAAAATTTAATGTTTTTGGTAATTCTACTTCTTATACATGTATATATATAAGGAGTAGAAAAAAATTAGGATGCCAAACTAGCTTTAATAGCCGTTGAAAGAAATGCTTTTGGCACTTCCAATAAATAAGGAAATTCGTTATTTCTCCAATAACAATCCAACGTCCCTTGTCTTTCAGCTTGGTCGCCAGCGTACATAACATCAATTTCAAGACTAGCCTCGTGTTCTAAATCGTGGTCAAGAATAGCATAACAAGCCAAATCTCTAAAAACGATAATGATACCGTAATTATCTGGATTGTTTTTTAATTCTTGCATGACGATGCCAAAATTGCCATCAGGGTTAGGAAAGCGTGAAGTAAGCGAGTGCGACATATCAACCATTTTTTGTTGTTTGCCACCGTAACCATCAATTTTGTTTCCAGTAGGTTGGTTTAACGTTCCACGAACAGGAAAAACATCTAAGTTACCAGCCGTTTGTGCTGATGCCCACTCCGTTGCAAGTGCGTCATCTGTAAATTCATAAGAACGTTCTATTGCGATAATTGCAGCTATATCACTCGGTTGGTAACGTTTACACGCTGTCAATGCAGCTTGAGCAACGTAGCCAAGCCCGGGTGCACAAGCTCTCTGAACTAAAGAAGGAAAAGAAGCCATAAGTAAAATAATTTAAAAATTAAGAAATAAGACGACTTGAGCCTTTTACGACTTCAGCAATCTTTTTAAATTGAAACTCCTCTCTACGAAGGTTATTCGGAAAAGAAGTGTCGGTATAATCTATTGAAATATCAATATTGATAGTTCCAATATCTAAAGTTCTTGTTTGCTCACGAGTGAGCTTTACAAGTAATTTTTGATTTATGGTAGCATCTACTTCACAAAGTAAAAATCCTCCCAAACCAGTCAAATCACTTGCAAATTTGAATTTATCGTGTCTGCCTAACCTAACAGTAGCATATATTCTTTGTATATCTACATTTGTCAAATCTACAAACTGCGTATTTTGGTCAGTAACGATTACTTCTAAAATCGTATCTGTTCCTTGTTTTATTTCTAGCATATAGAATAGATTTAAAAGCCTTTTATACTTCTTTTTCTGATTACAGAATCATTTTTTAATTCACTTGCATCAACAGCAATGATTTCTTGAATAATGTTAATCGCACCATGTACAGAGTCGGGACCATCAACAGGAGCTGACGTATTTTTTTCAAAAGTCAAAAACTGCTCAACTAGCTTTTTTTGATCTAGTGTGTCTTTGTACTTTTCATTAAAGTAAAATTTTGAATTTTTGAACAAAGGTGCAATGGAAGCAATACGATTCCATTTATTGCCTTTTGCTCTCAAATCCCAGTTTACATTGATAAAACGGTATGTACTAAGTAGTTCCTTCGTGTTAAAGAATAGGGAATAATGTGCTTTTTGACTTGCATTCCCTTCTACCCAAAGTATTGGATAAGCTCCTTTTCCTTGTACATGTTCTTTATCAAATTGATAATAACACCCTATTACCTCCGACAGCTCCTCACGCAGTCCATTCCAAATGTGATGATATTCCTGTGTGTTTTTATCATAGCCTATAAGGCTAATATTTTTAGTACAGCCACTTGCTTCATAAGCCAAATCTCCATAAGCAATAAGGCATTCGTATTTGTCAAGAGAAAGCATTTTTTTATACTGAATCCATTCAGCTTTAAATTCTTTACCAACCTCAACAGGGTTGTTATAGAATTGCCTTTGAATTTCACTTTCAGTATATCTTGAGAGTAATTTTGAAATTTGCTCTTTGCTAAAACGTTCTTTCCAATTTGGCTCTCCTTTAGAGTTTGTAATATTTACTTGAAAAATATTTGTATTTGGTTTGCCTTTTAAGGCATTTGCGATTTGTGCAGTAGTTCCAGAACGGTGTAGTAAATTGTTGTTTACTATAAATCTTGCACGTTCTTGATTCATACCCCCTTTTATAGTACCCAAAACCCTATGAACTATTTTTCTAATAATAATAGGATTCTCAGCAGCATCACGCTCATCAATATCATCAATGACAACATAGTCTGGGCGATGCTGCCTGTTTCGCATTCCCTGTGCTGGTTGTTTTATACCAATTCCACGAAATAGAGTACCGTTTTTGGCTCTGAATTCGCCTTCTGCCCAGTCCCCAGAAACAACCTGTTTACCAAAATCCTCAATTAGTTTTGCGTTATTTTCTAATTCTGCCTGTAAGTCAGATAATAGAGTACGTGCAGCCACTTCATTAATTCCAACGACTACCATAAAATCAATTTGTCTTTCACTTGTAAGACCTAATTTTTTACGTTTTGCTTCTGGTAATCTATGAATGTTCATTAATAGAACAGGAAGAGCAACTACAAACTCTGTAGATTTTGCAGCCTCACGATACCATAAATTCACTTGGTCAATCACTTCGTTTTTTACGACATCACAGGCAGCTTTTGTATGATACCACGCACAAGGGAATTTTGCATAATGACTAAAATAGTATTCAAAAAATTCAGCATAGTTTTTAGTATCAAGAAGTCTTTGAATACGAGCTTCTTTATCTTCTGGAGTTTCGACGAGCAAATCTTCTTTAGTTACTTCACGTAACCAAGCACAATGCTTATGGTACTCTTCTATACGTTTTTTTAATTTTATACTAATTTTGTCCACTTGTTTTTTTGGTTAAATAAGTAATATATTCTAACTGGTACTTTGAAAGTGATTTGCTATACTCTAAATCTATATGAGCTAACCAAATATTAAATTCTTCAAATGTATCTAGTGCGTTCAAAACTTTGCGTTCTGGGTCAGAAAGCGTTTTTAAAACTCCGTTCATTTTAGAAAGTGCATCAGCTTTTCTAATCGCAATTCCTTGTTCTTCTTCTGTTGTTTCGTCTGATAATAGTTTTCTCATTTGTTCCTTTACCATTCTTTCAATCTGTAAAGGTGTCATTTCAGAAAGTCCACGAGCAGAATCCCAATCTCCAGCTTGACTCCATTTATTTAGAGTTCCACGAGTAACACCTACCATTTTAGCGACATCGTCCTGTGTTAAGGACTTATTCTCTATATAGTATTTACGAGCCTGTACTTCAGCAGTAGAATAGTCTAAACCAGTCTTTGTAGTGCGTTTTTTTGCCATTTCAATTAGCTAAAAATCAAGTGTTTCAAATATTTTTATCAAAAATACGAAAAAAGTTAGATTAATCTAACTTTTTTTGTTAGATTTGTCTAACTTATTCAAGTTAGACTAAATCTAATACCGAAATGGACATTTTATTTGAAGGCTATATAGGCTATAATCTTACGGCATCTTATATAAGAGAAAGACTTTTACAGGCTGTAAACCCTGTTTTACTTATAAATAGTACAGGAGGTCAGATAGCAGAAGGAAACGCTATCATTAATGAGATGCAACGTTCTGGAAAGCAAATAACAGGTGTAATCACTGGAATGGCAGCTTCAATGGCTGGTGTGATTTTACAGAAATGCGATAAGCGTGTTATGTATAAAAATGCTACTATAATGCTACACAGAGTTAATTCAGGCATTTATGGAAATGCTGACCAGATACAGTCTATTGCTGACAATGCAAAAGATTTGGAAAAACAAATTATTGAGGTTTTTCAAATTCGTTCTGGAAAATCTGAAAAATATATCAAAGAAAAATTTTTTAATGGAGCTGATAACTGGCTTACTGCCGAAAAAGCTCTTTCAGAAGGTTTTATTGATGAGATAATTGAAGATAAATTTTCAGTGAAACTCCCTTCTAATTTCGCAAACCAAGATTTGTCTAATCGTATGAATTTTTACGCTGTTAATATGGCAGCTAATTATAATCAAACCAATTTTCCACAAAACCAATCTATTCAAATGGATTACAAAGAAGAATTCGAAAAGGAAAAGGCGAAAAATGAGAACTTACAAAAAGCTCTCAATTTGGCTAATTCTGAAAAAGCAACGGTTTTGGTAGAGGCTGCCATTAATGCAGGAAAAATTCCAGCTTCCCAAAAACCAATTTACATTTTGAGTGCTACCAACGACTTTGAAAACACAAAGAAAGCACTTGATGAGATTGTAGTTGAGACACCTTCAAATGCTCAAAACGTTGCACCTACTCAACCTGCTCAACAAGTTTCTATCAATGATTTGATTAAGGAAAATCAAGCTAAGAATGCTGCAAATCCTCAACCTGCAAATACACAAGAACCTGTAAAGGATTTTGAATGGTATCAAAAAAATGATTCGAAAACATTGGAAAAAATGGAAGCTGAGAACAACGTAGAATTTGAAAAACTACGAAACGCTTATGCTGCAAAAATTCGTCAGAAAAGAGGCGATTTAATCAAATACTAAAACAGTTTTAGAACTGATTTAGAAGTCTTTTAAAACTGTTTTATACACCAAATTTACTTATCAATTTTATGGCTGGACTAAGAAAAGAAGTATGGCTAAATGTTATACTAGAACAGTACGATGAGGAAGTTACATTCCTTGACAATACTACAGACCTAAGTGCATTTGTAGAGAATGATAAAATAAATCTAGCTGAGGCAGGTATTGATCCTGATGTATTAATCAACAACACAACCTATCCAGTTGCTGTAAATGAACGTACAGATACTCCTTATGCACTAGATTTAGATTATTACGATACTGAAAATACACTTTTACGTAATGCTGAGGCGATTGAACTTGCATACAATAAAATGCAGTCTATCACACGAAGACACGCTCAAGCTCTTAAAAACAAACAAGCTGAACGTAGCACATTTAATTTTGCACCTACTTCAGATGCTGCTTTCACACCTGTACTTCCAACAACAGGAGCTACAAATGGAGCTGGAGAAAAACTTATAACAGAAGATGACATTGCTAATTTGGCAGCAGCTTTTGATATGATGAATGCACCAGATGGGAATCGTCAGTTGGTTTTACATACTCGTCATTGGAACGAACTGGTCAGAACTTCACAAACATTGAAAGAACAACGTTATCGTTCAAAAGAAGGTGTTATGAATAGAGTTGCTTTTGAACTGTTTGGATTCCAAATCCACAAATACAAAAACAATCCTCTTTATATAAAAGCAACTGGAGTGAAGGCAGCGTATGGGACAACCTACGTACCAGCTACGCACGGTATTACTTCTGTTGCTTTTGTTGGACAAGAAGCCTATAAAGCTGTCGGTACGATTGATATGTTTGATGACCTAAAAAATCCTCGTGAACGTGGAGATATTATTGGTTTCCAACAACGTTTCCTTGCTGGTATGATGCGTAACAAATACTTTGGTGCGATTCGTAGTGTGGACGTATAATCTCTTTTTTATTTAAAACTAGCTTCATTTTACTATTATGAAATTATTTGAATTTGCTTTCCTTATAAAAGGTTTTTTCAAGATTTGGACACCAAGTTCAATCTTAGAAAAAAAACAAAAAATCAATCTATTACTCAAGCGTATGTCGCAAGATGAGAATGGAAATGATGTTGCACCTGTTGAACTTACAGATGAGTTTTTACAAGATTTTGGACAACTCATGATGTTTCAAAAGAAAATGGGAGGTGCAGGTAAATTCAAAGAATTTATGACAGAAGCAAGTGAAGCTGGTTTTTTAGATGACGTGAAATAACTCTAAAAAGAGTTTTAAGATAGTGTAATCGTGTATTTATCAATTTATTTAATCACCAAATTATCTATTCGTAATTATGAAAAATGTAAAATTTGTGCTTTTAGCAATGCTATTGCTATCATTCGTGAATTTTGGTTGCTCTCCTTCACAGGAACATTCTATTAAAATAGAACCAACCGAATATCCTTCTGTAAAATCTGAACCTAAAAAAGAAGTGCGTATCGATACTGTTCAAAGTGAAACCATTTTAGAACAGGAAGCTAAAAACGAACATTCTGAAAAACCTTCTGGAATTTTGTTTTTGTTTTTTGCGATGGCTGCTGCTGGTGCAAGTGTGAAAATCCGAACTAATTTTTTACAAGCAACTTGGGCTCAACTCGTATTTAACTTTGCTGAAAATATAGCAAAGCAGTTCTTAGATAAGATGAATTATAACTTCATGATTATGTTCACTATCTGTAAAGAAGTTATTTTGGCTTTAGTAGATAAAGATCCTGATAACGTAAAACAGATTAAAGCTATTTTTGAAAAACATGGTGACGAGCTTATAGAGTTTCTATTTCATTTTTTAAGTGATAGGCTAAAAGCTAAACTGGCTAATAATATTCATTTGTCAGAAGCTGAAAAAGAACTTGCATTGACACAACCAGAGCTTATGAAATTGACTTACGACAATGCTGAAAGTTCAGACTTCAAAGATGTTTTGGCAAATGTAATTCTTGAAAAAAAAAGCGAATATCCAAATTTAGCGAATCTGACAAATCCGACAGTGTAGAAGATAATAGTATAGGTTCTGAAGAACAAGACGCAAAAGGCTCTTATGTAGCTGATGAACCTATTACTAGAGTTATATCTGGTGTAAACGTTACTAACAAACAAATACCACCTAGTAAAACAAGGATTGAAAATATAATGGTGCATTGTGCAGCTTCCAATCCGAATGCAAAAGCAAAAGATATTCAAGAGTGGTTTTTACGCTCAGTTGCAAAAGGAGGTAGAGGTTGGTCAAAAGGAGGTTACGCAGAAATCATTGAATGGAATGGAACACTTGTAAAACTCTACGATGACGAAGTTCCTACAAATGGAGTGAAAGCATACAAAGGAGTGAGCAACTCAAATACACTTCATATTTGCTTAGTTGGAGGAAGGACAGAAGGCGAAATAAGCAAAGAACAGAAAGCTACTTTAGAAAAAAGACTTTTAGAAAAAGTGGAAAAATACCCACACGCAAAGTTATTAGGACATAACCAAGTAGCCGTTAAAGCTTGTCCAAACTTTGATGTAAGACGTTATTCAAAGTCTATTGGAATAGAAGACAAGAACATTTTTTGGGAAGACTATTACGAAATAGCTACCAAAATGAAACAAATTATTGATACCATTTAATCCCATTTATCAATTATGAATTTTAAACCAGAAACCGTACAAGCACTTGAAAAGGCTTTTTCTGTCAATTCAGAAGACAAACTTTTGGTAGTTACTGATCCAACAACAAAAAACGAAATGGTTTGGAAATTAATACACAAACCACTTGCAAGAGGTCAGTATAATACCCAAGAGGTTACTAGAGAGCAGTTTTTGAGTTTACAAAAAGAAGGCAAAGAAACAAACGAAAAGCCAGTTGAAGTAAATTCAGAAGTAGAAACTGACATTGCACCGAGTGAACCAACAGAAGAACCATCGCAGGCTAAACCAACCAAAAAAACTAAATAAATAAGATGCTTAAAAGACTTCTAAAACTCTTTTATGGCAGTCCTACAAAGTATAAACACCCTGCACCTGTAGAAAGGGTACAGGGTGTTTTTTTTGAAGACAAGCCATTGTACAAGTTCAAAAACCCAAAAGACATTCCATTGGATAGGGTTCGTTTATTCCAACATTATTACCCAGAGTATTTGTATGGAATAAGTCCAAACTACATAAATGAAATTTTGGATAGTGCATTGGAAGCAATGGATTTGGGTGAGCCGTCAGAAGCTGCATTTCGCATAAAATCACTTCAAAGTGTTTTAGGCTCTGTACTTCCTATTGATTCGGTGTACGGAATGGCTGCTCTCTATTTCTTTACAGAAGACGAAAATTCAGAAAGCATTGATGTTGCTATTACTCAAAAGAAAATTAATGAGTTTAGAAAAACAGAAGATCCTCAATTTTTTTTTGCACAGCAAAGCGAGATTTGGTCAGCACTTGGACTCAAATCGTTGAAAGATGTGGAGAACTTTTTACAGAACGGACAGAAGAGAATGACCTTATTTCGCCAGGTGCTTTTGAAGAAAAGAGAAAACAAAGAAGTGAAAATTTAGAACGTGTTATCTATGCTTTGGCAAATGGAAACGCTTCTGAAATGCAAAGACTAAAAAAACTCTCTTGGTGGAGCTTTTACGAATACTGGAATACACACTCTATAATTACTAGAGAACAAAACGAGCGAAACGAAAATCTAAAACGAGCATCTCAAAAAAAATCAAATTCTTATGGTTACTGAAAGTTTTAAATATGAAGTAAAAGGACTTGACCAGTTAGTTTCTGAACTGAAAAAGGTTGCTAAACAAAGCAACATGACAGAGAAAGAAATTGATGAGATGTTTGATAGCGTCGAAAAAGGAAGTAAAAAAACCACAGCAGAAACTAAAAATATTGGTGGAGGTTTTGATGGTCTTAAAAACGTAGCAGCAAAGGCAGGTGCAGCGATGGTAGCTGCCTTTGCAGTAGAAAAACTGGTACAATACGGACAACAGGTATTAGATATTGAGCGTAAGTTCAATAAAATGGAAAAACAAATTGCTCGTTTTTCTGGCTTATCTGGAACGGCTCTTGACAAAGCAACATCAAAAGTAGAATCTTTATCACAGGTTTTTGATAAGGATATGAATGAAGTTTTGATTGCTGCAAATGCATTCAGTAAACAAATGGGAATTTCTTTTGATGAGTCCCTTGTTTTGATTGAAAAAGGTTTTTTACAAGGTGCAGATGCTTCTGGTGATTTTTTGAGTAAAGTAAAGGAATATCCTGTTCAGTTCAAAAATGCAGGTTTTTCGGCTGAAGAATTTATCAAAATTGCTACCCAAGAGGTAAAAGGAGGTGTATATGATGATAAACTAATTGATAGCGTAAAGGAATTGGGCTTGTCTATTCGTGCAATGGATAAAGCACAACAAGATGCTCTCAAAAATGCGTTTGGAAAATCATTTACAGATAAGTTCGTACAAGATGTAAACACAGGAAAAATAACAGTAGAAGAGGCGTTTTTTCAAATTTCTGCAAAGGCTAAAGAATCTAATCTTACTATCCAAGAAACCGAAAAAATAACTGCTGACGTATTTAAATCGGCTGGAGAAGATGTAGGAGGGCTTTTAGAAGTATTAAAGCAAATTGATAAAGCGTATCAAATCAACTTAAATACACTTGACGAGTACGGACAAGCACAAAATGAACAATTAAAACTAGAAACCAAACTGGCAGACGAAAAACAACGCCTTGCTGAGAATTTGGAAGGATTGTCTAAAGGATTTAGTACGATTACAACTCAAATAACGACTACAGTAATTAACGCTTTTAATAATCTATACGAATCAATTTTCAAAACAGAAACTCTAATAAATAAGCTAAACAAAGAAACGGCTGACATTGGTATTGGTAAAAACTTTACAGAATTAAATGGATTGATTGCTGAATCAGAAGAACGATTAAAAGGATTTCAAAAAGAATATGATAGACTTGCGAGCGAATCTCCAGATGTAGACAGGACAAGAGAAGATTTACTTATACAAGGGGAAAAGGATAAGTTGAGAAAACTTAGAAAACTACTTATAGAAGCTGAGAAACAAAATGAAGCTGATGCAATAAAGGCTAATAATGATGCTTTTGAAGTAAAAAAGAAACAAGAAGAAAAACTAACTGAAGAGCAAAAGAAGGCAAATGAAGAACGTTTGAAAAAACAGAAAGAAATTGCACTTCGTGAGCTAAAAGCCAGTAGAGAACTTGCCATTTCTAAATTAGAAGCACAAATAGAGTTCAATGAACGTGCAATAGAAAATGAATCTACAAAGTTTGAAAAACAACTTATCCTCAATGTAGAAAATAAGGATAAGGCTCTTGAAATTCTTACTCTTCAATATCAAAATGAGTTAGAAGGTGCAGACTTGACTAAAACTGAAAAGTTAGTCATTGATGAGGAATACAAGCAAAAGAGAAATGATATTTTGAGAGAAAGTACAGAGTATCAAATGGAACTTTGGCAAAAGGAGTTATCAGCGAATAAAGAGAAAAACGATAAGATGGCTGCTGACCAACGTCAGTACCAAATTGAAGAACTCCAAATGAATTACGACATGGCAAATGCTATGTTGGTAGATTCATTATTAAAAGGAGAGGTTACTCAAGAAGATTTTTACAAAAGGCGTAAGACTTTAGCTCGTGAAAACACACAAGCTGAGATTGATTTGCTTTATGAACAGTTCAAAGAAGTAGAGTTAAATTCAGATGAGGAAACTCGTATTCTAGAAGAACTAAACGAAAAACGTAAGCAATTACGTGAAGAGGACTTAGAAGACTTCTTAGACAAAGAAGCCCAAAAAAAGGAAATAATTGATTCCAGTATTGAGGCTGGTATTTCGGTTGCAAATTCACTATTTGAGATAGCCAGTTCTTTTAGAGAAAGAGAGATTGAACAAATAAATGCACAAAAGGAATACGAATTACACGCTGCTGGAGAAAATGCAGAAGCCAAGGCACGTATTGAAGAAAAATACAACAGGCAGATTGCAGCACAAAAACGTAAACAGGCACAAAACGAGAAATTGGCTGGTATTTTTAATGTAGCGATTGATACTGCTATTGCCGTAACAAAGGCAGTTGCTGCAAGTCCAGCAACGTTTGGATTACCTTTTAGTGCTTTTGCTCTTGCGAGTGGAGCTGCTCAAGCTGCAGCCATCGCAGCTCAACCTATTCCTAAGTTTAATAAAGGAACTGAATATGTAAATGGTATTGGCACAACAGACACCGTTCACGCTATGCTCACTCCGGGCGAACGTGTGATGACAAGGGAACAAAATGCAGCTCTCAATGGAATTAGTAATAATGAAGTTGTAGAAATGGTAAATCTTGCTTTTGCACTTCGTGGAGCTGGTGGAGGTGGAGGTATTGATAATGAGTTTTTGAGGTCAGCTTTAAAAGAAGCCGTTACTGATGGACTTGCAAACCAAACGGTTTATAATACACAATTAACAGAAAAAGGACTTCAAAGAAGTGTAAAGAAAGGAATGCAAACTACAATCATTTTAAACAGTGAAAATAGATAATGGCAAAACAAGATAGATTATATCGCTATACATTAAAACACCCTATTTTGGGCGAAAAAACATCAACTTATGATCCTTCAAATTGGGAGGACGCATCAGTTGAGATTGTTCGTTCAAAAGAATATCATGGTGTTTTTTATGAAAGAAGTGAGCGTTTGGGTTTTGTCGGTATCTTTCAAGAGTTTATCCACGAAGTTTTGGCTAAATTCGGATTGGAAGCTGATTTAAAGATTATCGTTGAGGCGATTGATGAATACGGTAACTGGCAAAATTTCTTTGAAGGAAAGGTAAATTTGGCTCGTGGAGAATGGAAAAAATTAGTTCGTAATTATCCAAGTGCTGCTGGAGATAAAGGTAAATTTTTGACTTATGAAGCACCCTGTGAAGATAATGGATTAGCTACTTTGCTTAATCGTCGTTCAAAAGATAAATTTGAACTTACAAAAACAAAATCTTTAGATAATAGAGATTTGTCGGATTTGCAGCCGTTTACTTTGCCTTTACATAGTAGAGAGATATTTATTAATACTATTTTTGATGCTAAACATATAATAATTATTTCTTTCTCTAGTATTGATACTTATTACTCATTTCCTTATCTAAATTTACAATATGATGAGAATGAAGGGTTGCAATCTGTAATATTAGATTTAGATAGGGTAAACGCACGAAACTTTTTATACTGCTTTCAGTGTGTTTAAACAGACTTTAATTATCAGAGTAAATTCAATTTACAAAGTTAAAAACTAGCTTGATTTGCTTTAAACGAGTACAATTTTTTTTTCGTGCGTTTACCCTAAGATTTAGATAATAATCCTTTCAATTTAGATTATATTTTTATTGCACCACGTGCAGCAAAATATAGATTTTATATAAATGGTAGTGTAGAATCTACATATACAAATACAAGTGGCACAGGTACTTATAAAATTAATGTAATTCGCACAGATTTTGGCTCTCCACCAACAGCAATTCTTAGCGATGATTTTGGAGTACTTACTTTTAGTTCTGGAGTAAGCGAAACTATTAATAATGATTTTAATTTTTATGTAGAATATAATTTACTAGAAGGAGAGCCTGTTTGGATGCTTGAAAATGTTGTGTTTAGTGGTAGTGGTTTTGATAGCACAACAAAAATGGAAATGGATGTAAAAATTGAGCAGGTTTCTACCTTTCCAGCAAGTGAAGCTAGTGCTTTTATGATTTATGAGGCTCTCAATAAGACTCTAGAAAATGCAGTTTCTATAAAAAGAATATTACTTTCCAAGTTTTTTGGTAGAAGGGATTCTCAACCACGATCTTATCCTCAAAGAGGGCAAGGCTCTTGGTTAGCATTAACGAGTGGTTTATGGATTCGTAATTTTAAACAAGGTAAAAATGCAACCGTATCTTTTGAAGATTTATGGAGGACTTTAAATGCAATCTTGAATGTAGGAATGGGAGTAGAGCGTATTTCTGACGAAGACTATTTTGTTATTGAGGAAGTAGAAAATTTTTACCAAGACAAGGTTTGGAAAGAGTTTAAAAATATCAAAGACATTGATATTGATGTAGCTGAAGACTTGAGATACAATGCTTATTCTTATGGTTTTGAGAAATACGAAAACGAAGCATTTAATAGTTTAGATGAGTTTTTGACAAAACATTCACGTTCAAATGATAATAAAACTACTTCTAATACTTATAGTAAAATAAGTAAGTATATAATGAGTGGATATGCCATTGAGGTTACTCGTAGAAAGCAGTTTGATAAAACTGCTACTACCAGTTCAGAATATGATGACGACAATTTTTTGATTGCTCTTTCAGATAAAGAAATTCAAAGGATTGTCGGTGTAGATTTAGACGAAGGAAATAATTATTTGATTATTAGTGGCGCTTTTGATAATCTAACTTATTCAAGTGTTATTATACAAAATACTGGTTTTTTGGATGGCTCTTATCAAGTGGTTGAGATTATCTTTATTGATGGTGTCTATAAAATAGAATTGAACTATGCTTTGCCTATCAACACTTCTACTCAAATAGAGGCGAATAGCCAAATTATAATGTTTGTAGATCGATTGATTCCAGAAAAAAACGAAAATTGTAGTTTAGTAGAGAATGTTTTATCTCCTTCTACTTTATATAATGTTCGCTATTCTCCTACTCGTAATTTTCTTAGACATACGAATTTATTGACTGGAGAATCGGTTAATGCTACTACACCGTACTGGACTGTAAAAGCAAATGATACACAGGTTATGCAGTTTAGAGAAGGGGAGGGCAATTATAAATTAAACTCTCAATTAAGTTCTGGTTTGGGAGATGATATTTTAACAAATCCTGTAAAAGAAGATTTAGAGCCTCAAATAGGTATTCGTACCTATGCAAAGAAGCCTTTATTTTTGCCTTATCGTATAAAGTTTACTGCACCTATTTCTTTACTTGAATATTTAGATTTGAGAAAAAGAGATACTGATAATATTCCAAATAAATACAAGAAAATTGGAGTGGCAGTTGATGAGAGTAATTTCGTTTATGGATTCATAGAGTCCGTAAAAATGAAAAGGAATAGAGATAAAATGGAAGCTGATTTCATTTTATTATTAACTAGTCAAGAAGTAACTCCACCAGCTCCTTTGCCAGTAGATCCACCAGTATCATTTGAAATGACAATGAGCAATGGTAATCTTACTATTAATAATATTGATCAAGGAAGAGTATCTCAAGCGTCTGTTGTATTCCCTTCAGATGTTATATTGCAAATTTCAGAAGGAAATCAATTACAATTTCAATACTATGTAAACGGAGCTTGGTTTGATGACCAAATTGAACCTATCGCAGTAGGAACTACTAATCAAAGTTTCTCTGCGAAGCCAGAGTTTTCATCAAATCAAAATGGAGTTCCTATATATGGTAGATTTAGAAATTTATCAAGTGGTTCATCTTGGGTAGAATTTGGAGTTTCAAAAGGTTCTAATATCCCTTATCCATCTTAAAAAAATAAACACATGGTAATCGCACCTTCAAATCCAATTCGGTTTTATCCTACTACCAATGCTTGGCTTCCAAACCCAAGCAAAAGAGAAGATTTGCCTTTTCAAAAAGACTATCTACCTTCACAGGCTAATGAAAAATGTTATCATCAGCCTGTTGATTTTGATGATGTAAGCACTTTACAAATTCAAGCAGCAACATTACCAACCGTTACGGTTCATAATGCTGCTGGTACTCAAATTGGCGTTGTGGTTATGAATTTGGATAGTACACAAAATGGCGAAAATATTTATAATGCAGTCATTGAATGGAATGTAGATTTTCCAACAATAGCAAAAGGTTGTTTTTTGAGAGCAACTGATGGTACTCATTATGCTCAGTCAGAACGACTTTACAAGCCTTCTACACCTCTTTTAAAACTCACGTACAGCAACAATAATCAACACGATTTATTCGGTAATTATCAAAAGTGTTTTGAACACGTTTTGTATTTACCAGCCGAATTGATAGAGGTTTCATTTCCTACAGAAAAGGTAGGTTATGAATCTAGTAATGGTAGATTTTTGGAGCAGCTCACGGCTTGGCAAGAAACCGTTTTGTTACAAAGTGAACACGTTCCTGTTTTCCTTTCTAGGATTTTGATGTATGCGATACATTCAAAAAATTTACATATTGAAGAGCGTGTGAATGGTTACTTTGTAGGTGAATACTACAAAGTATTTGATAAAGGAATGGAAATTGGTCATCAAGATAGATATGTACTTCATAGTCTATACGTTACTTTGCGTAAAGTTGATGGATTTGTTCAGAAATTGTATGTACAAGATGACGTTGCTTTGGCTCAAGTGCAGGTTGATTTATTGCCAGAAACGAATATAACAGCAACGAGCTTTACTGCGAATTGGAGCATTGCTGGAGGTGCAGATGAATTTGACTATCAATTAAGCACAACTGCTGATTTTTCTGTTTTAGTGGTTAATACGACTTTGAATGGGAATGTAACGGCTTATTCAAATACAGGTCTTACGCAATGCGAACGCTATTATTATAGAGTACGTGCAAGGTCTTGTGGAGAAACAACAGACTGGGTTTCAAATGAAAATTTCAAACAGCAGTCAATACATTTTCAAGGTTTGTTTAATCAAACTCAAAAAGGTTTTACAGAGAGAATTCAGAATTTCTCTGTAAAAAATGTATTTAATTGGTGTTCTGGATTTACTTTGAAATTTGCACCACTTCCTAATGATGCAATCGGTGGAAGTGATTGGGATATATACCCAACACTTTCAGAAGCACAAATACAACAAGAGATAGATATTCTTACCGATTTTGAGGTTAGTGAAGGTTTTACTATCTATTTTGAGTGTACAGGATATAGTCAAATACATCAGCATAGTACGCTTTTGATGGAATATGATACACCTTCATTTTACATTACAGTTGGTTGTACGTATTATAATTTTCCTCAATTTTCGCAATTTGTATTAATTGCGATGAGTGGGGAATCTAAGTATAATTTAGACGCTGTTCAAAGTCAGAACAGCCCTATAAGTTTATATACGTATTCATTGATTACGTCATCTGCTGACATTCCTATACGTGCAAATTTGACTTTATCACAGCTTAATGATGCTATAAATGCACATACAGGTGATTGTATTGTTTTAGTAAACGCTCGTTATCAAGGAACGAATGAACAAGACAATACTATTTTTTCAATTTCTTATCAAAATTAAATTTTACTTATATGGCAGGTTTTTTAGAAGATATTATTGGAGATGGTTCTTTTGGGAATGATTGGAAGCATAGAGATATAACAAAGGCTAAGATATATAATAATGATGGATATGATACAATCGTAGCATTTGACCAAACTAAGTTATGGCTAGATAAGTCATATACTGTTTTTTTTCAACTAAATAACGTTCAGGGCATACGTTATTTAGCTTTTAATTATCCCACAAGAAAAACAAACGAGTGGGCAATTGTAGTCGTTCCAAACGGAATAAATTTTATACGTTTTGCAGGAGGTTCGCAAAACGTACAAGACTTATATTATGGATGGATAGGTATAAATCACGCAAAAAGAAATAACTTCTCATTGAGATGTGACGAATTTGAAACAGAACTATTTGTCAATGGAATACCTGCAGTATTAACTTTTTTTAAAAATGAAATACAAGGAATCCAAACTTCAGGCACTGAACCTTTTTATATAGGTCGTGCAGGTTTTGGTACGACTAACTTAGTTGCAAATATATCTGAATTCTCAATAGTCAATTACGCTCAGTCAGATGCTGAAATCGCAAGAGATGCAGCACTAGGCTATCAAACAGCAAACAACCCTAATAATTTTTTATTAAATATTGACTTTAATAAAAACACAGGGCAAAATTTAACAGATACAAGCCCTAACAACTACACAATAACAAGTGTAGGAAATAAAAATTTTGGTAATTTTTATCCATAAACTATAATTTATTTTAATTCACTTTCTTTACGAAACTCTATAAGATAGTTTTATGTATGCCTATTATACATAATCCTATCTTATTTTTTTATTACTATGTTAGAAAGCGAAAAGCCAAAACGACACAAAAGGTATCCATTTGGCTATTACGGAGGTAAAAATCAGATGTTAAAATACATCTTACCAAACATTCCCAGTCATACTCTCTATTGTGAAGCATTTGTGGGTGGCGGGGCGGTGTTTTGGGCAAAGTCCCCTTCAAAAATTGAAATCATAAATGATAAGAATAATCTTATTTCCAACTTCTATGAGGTTGTAAAAACAGATTTTCAAGCATTAAGAGATAAAGTTTCTATTACTTTACACTCTCAAAATGCTTATCGTGAAGCCAAACTGATTTATAATACACCAATGGTTTATTCTAAGTTAGAAAGGGCTTGGGCAGTTTGGACACTTTGTAATCAAAGTTATGGAAGCATTCCAGGGGCAGGGTTTGCATTCCAACGCAAAACAAAAAACTCTTGTGCGAACAAAGTCCACAACAAGAGATTATTGTTTGAAAACACTGATTTTCTATTAGATAGAATGAATACGGTTACTGTTGAGAGTAATGACGCTTGTTTTGTGATAAAGCGTTACGATTCTGAAGATAGTTTTTTCTATCTTGATCCACCCTATATTAATTCTGCTCAAGGACATTACGCTGGATATACAGAAGAGCATTATAAAGAGCTTTTATCTAGTTGTGAAGCTATAAAAGGAAAGTTCCTTTTGAGTAGCTATCCAAGTGATATTCTTGATGAGTTTACCAAACGCAATGGTTGGTATCAAATCAAAATTGAGAAGGCTATGAGTATGGTAAATAACACTCGTAAAAAAGTAGAAGTACTTACGGCAAACTATCCTATAAAAGTGTAGTTATCGTATTGTAAAACTGTAATTTTGGTTTTGTCGTCTTTAAATCCATTGGATAAACTCGCTCCATTACCAAAATTTCAGTTTCTTCATTGAATTCATCTAGTCGTACAAATTTCACAACCAAGTCATTTATAGCATTCGCAAATTTCATTTTTTGAGCTTCCGAACCAATATCTGAACGAGTATCTCGACTAAAAATTTTTCCTACTTCGGTTTCAGAAATCGCAATAACTGTATTATTTGCACCAGAAGAAAGTGTACGAGGATAACGTTTTTTCATTGAAATTGAATTTAATATCTTTTTTTAGAATGAAGTATCAACATGAGTGACATTTTTAAGTATTTGATTTTCAGTTGCAGCGCAACGTAACCTTTGTAGAACCTCAAAAATGGACTTTATTAGAGCTACAGAGTAGCTAAACCTTGTAATTTGAAATTAATAATAAAGTTACGCTACTCTGTAGCTTTTGAAATTTATTTTTTATTATCATTCTACAAAGGTTACGCAACTTTGTTGCT